ATAACCTTTTTTACCAATTACTCTAGCAAGTTCTGCCCACCATTCTGGCTTTTTCATACTGCCATTAGTATGCATACTGAGATTGATGTTTGCATTGTTTTCTCTAAAGTACTTAAATGCTTCTAATGTATCTTTGGCCACAGCAGGATCGCCATAGTTACCGCACATGTATACACGTTTTAATTGTTGAACAAAATCAACAGGAAAGATTTTTTGTATATCATCTATATACAATTCTCTATTATGTAAATAAGGATTAACTGCGCCGCCATTTAAATTACGAGCGCACATGGGACAGCTGGCATTACATGCTTCTGTCATTTCTAAATGTACAACTTCTATTTCGTTGTAATTATACACCGATCCACTCCTTGAACTTGGAATCTAACCAAGCAAAGTTATTTACTAGATTAAAATCTGCATCTACACTATTGGCATAAGCAACACCTTGTCTAGCACCTTGTATAGCAAAGTAACCATATTGTGTTTCATTACCGGCTTCGCACCACATGGTCAATCGTTCTTTAGTTTCAGTGTCATTGTTGTTTTTATTAACACCAGCACTGAGTTTAACTGCTTCACGAAAAGCTGTACGCCATGTAGCATAAGCACTATAATTAAATCTATGTTCGCTGGCTAAAATGTTTAATTTAATGTAATGATCTGCCAATGTAGTAGTCATATCTGGACGATCTAAGCGTTCCGCACTAAAACAATCTTTACTGAATAGTTTAATGCCACCATGTCCGTAGACTAGGCCATTGATGGGATTCTTAGCTCTAAATACTGCTACACTTTTAGGCTTTAGTTCAATTTGCTTGTCAAAGTTAAAACTATCAACAATCCAACAATCAGCATCTACTACATAGAATCTATCCCCATCACATAAACTTGCAATATGTTTATGACTTTCAAATATTGTGCCTATGCTTTTAACCGCCAATGCATGACTTGCTTTGGCTTGTAGTCTAGCAAAATTTTCTTCTGCGTTTGTTTCGTCGTTGTATAGAAAATAAATAGGAGTCATATTAATATTTAGGTAATGTAAAACCAAACAGTGGCAATGCGCTGTGATTCAACATTGCTGGCCAGCCAAAGTTCTTTGGAGGATTAATATTAACATGTTTAAACCATAGACTTTGTTCAGCAGTTAATTCAACCAATGGTAGGTTTAATTTTTCAACCAATGCTTTCATAACTCTATTGCTGTCCTCATCAGGATTCTTAGTACATTCTTCAATGTCTTTCCAATATGCATTAAACCAATCGTAGTCGGATATTAGACTTTGATCAAAGTTATTAATATAGAGATTATAAGCACCTAAACGTGCTCCATAGACTGCCCAGTCTCCGTTGTCAACATCACGGCCAACAGTCATCCAAGTTAGCCAACGAGCGTAGTTTCCTGGATACATTTTGTGATTGAAGTCTTCTACTGGAACTTTATGTCCTTGGTCAAGACCCATTTTAACACCTTCACGGAAGCCTGCTCTAAATGCTTGATATGGAGTGGCATTGTTCATGACAGTACCATATGTGTTATTCATTTGTTTATAGTTTTCAAAGTCCCAGCAAAAGTCTACATTATTGTTGTCATCGTCCTTGTCTGCGGCTTCATGTGTTTTCATTGCTTTAACATAAGGAGCATACCACAATTTAATACCGCCATTGCCGTAGACTAATCCGTTGACTACGTTACGACTGCTCCAACTAAATGTGCTGGTTAAATCAGATTTTTCAACGTCTAAATTTTGTTTCCATATAGCAGGATTGACTTGACAATCGGCATCTATAGTAAAGAATCTATTGTCCACTGCATGTTCTGCACAGGCTTTATGTGCGGCATCAAAGCCTTTAACTCCGTGTACACGTTTAACTAAACTTGGATTGGGATGACCAGCTTTGAGCAATTCAAAGTTTTCATCTGCATTGGGTTCGTCAAAGCTAAGGAATACTGCTGGTATTTCTTTTAGCTTGAGTGTAGTACTAGTATTTTTAATGTTTATAGAATTTATCAAACTCATTTTTCATCCATTCATAATTGTTAATTAATTTTAATGCATCTAGATTATTGAAATTATCTAATCCGTACTGCTTGCCCAAAGCGGCACCATGTAATGCATATTCTCCATAGCGTCTATCTTTACCCACTGTAGTCCATACACGCAGTCTTTCTTCTGTTTCAGAATGTGTAGTTGTACCTTGATACAAGCTAGAACTTAATTTAGCACATTCTCTAAAAGCACTACGCCATGTTCCAAATTCATCAGAATTAAAACTTGTAACATTACTTACTTTGTTTATATATTTCAGTTTGCCTAATCCTGTGGTCAAATCCACTTTCCATGTTTCTGCATCTAATAGTAATTTGCGTGGAAATAATTTAACTCCGCCCCAACCATATTCTAAATCATTGATAGGATTGATACTGGTCCATAAGTGTACACAGTCTAAATCAAATACGTTTGGCTTGTAATCAAATTGCCAATTGTCAACTAATTCTGCATCACCGTCTACTACATAGAACATATCAGTTGTGGCAATTTCAGCGGCACGTTTATGTGCTTCAAAGATTCCTTTAACGTTCTTAACACGCTTGGCATTAGGGAATAATTCTAACACACGATACCAATTAGCTTCTGCGTTAGGTTCGTTGTAGCTGATAAACACTACATCAAAGTCTTTAGATACAACTCCAATATTGCCCACTACTGTTGTTCCAAGACTAACACTATTGGGAACAATCTTAGCCGCCCAAATTTGTTCATTGTCTGTATGTAAATTATTATCCAGCATCCATACATGTTCATAGCCTAAATCATAATAGGGTATTTGATCATTTATGTAATAGTCTAAATGTTCAGGGATGTCTGGATTGAATATAAATTCAGGACTGGCGTATCCCATTTCAAGATAACCAGGGTCTTCTTTTTTAGATAAAACTTTAATTGCCCAAATGTTTTCATCGGTGGGATTAAACTTGGGATCTAAATACCACACTAAGTTGTCTTTTAAATTATAGTAAGGTATACTTGTATCAAATACTAGATTAACATCTGGTATTTCTGGATTACGAATAATATCAAGCATGGGACTAGCATAGCCCATGTTCTTAACACCTGCATCTGGTTCTGAACTATCTATTTTTAATGCCCAAATTTTATCTTCAAATGGATTAAATTTAGGATCTAAATACCAAACTAGATTGTTTTGCAATTCGTAGTAGGGAACAACATCATTTAATAATAACTCTGCAGGAATTTCAGGATTTTGTTTTATCACTGGACTTATATAACCCATGTCTTTAATTCCAAGTGAGTTATCAAATCCTGGTTTAATTCTAGCGGCCCAAATTTTATCTTCAAATGAATTAAATTTAGGATCTAAATACCAAACATATTCATAATTAATTTTACCATATGGTATTTCAAAGTCAACAAAATTAGCAACAGGAATATTTGGATTAAAGGTTATAGCAGTGGGTTGATATTCTACCTTGGGGGTTATGTAACCCATGTCCTTAGTACCCTGTGTGTCATTGTAATTGACTCGAGCTCGAACTGCCCATACTTTATCTTCAACGGGAACAAACTCAGGATCTAAATACCAAACATGTTCTGCGTTAGCATCTTCGATGTTAATTTTAAAATCAACATCATAATCTGTGAAATTAACATCTGGATTGAATTCTATGGTTTGTTCTAAATCTAATACACAGGGAATAAAGTGCCATCCATATCTCCAGTTGGCTTTGAACTTTTTAATTAACCATAAATTGTCAATGCTCCATACGATACATTTATCGCTGGTAACTGCGTCAACATCTATATAATCTAATATCCATTCGTATTTAGGATTTACAATTATGAATTCATCATAAGAACTACCTAATGCATGTAATCGTTGATCAAATGTATCTGGATCCTGTTCCCATGTTACTTGTTCTACAATACTTTTATCTATTTTAATCATGTTATTACAGGAACATTATACTTAGTATAAAATGCTTCTGCATCCGCTATATTATTAACCATTGGCTGACCTTTGATATTCAAGCTGGTGTTTAATAGCATTGGACAACCAGTAAGGCTGTGCCAATCTTCAAGAAGTTTTCTAAACCCAGGACTATCATTTTTGCTAACAGTTTGTACACGGCTCGTGCCGTCTTTGTGTATTATAGCAGGAAAGTTCTCTGGTTGTCTACACTTTGCCACAAATTGCATGAAAGGACTTGCGGTTATGTTTACCGGCATTTCAAAGTATTCGTGTACATATTCTTCCAAAATTGCCGGAGCAAATGGACGGAATTGTTGTCTACGTTTAATAGCGTTTACTGTGTCTTTGATTGCTGGCCCACGTGGATCGGCCAATAAACTACGGTGGCCCAATGCTCTAGGACCAAACTCTGCACGTCCTGTGGCAACACCCACAATTTTATCTTTTGTAAGAATGTCAATAGTTTGTTCAACTGGATACTCCCCGCCCATGTTTGTGCCAAGATACGCTCCTGGCCAATTAACTTGCTCACCGAAAAATGCGGCAACTGATCCAACACTACTTCCGGCATCACCGGGGTTTGGCATAATCCAAACACGATCCCAGTCGCCTGTGATCTCACTGTTGGCCACACAATTAAGAGCACAACCGCCCATTAGAACAACATTTTTACTGGGAAGTTTTGCTCTAGCCCAACGACTGATACCTTGTAATATTTCAGTATACACTTGTTGAGTAGCGGCAGCTAGATCAAATGTATCCTGTTCACTGAGCAAATCTAAACGCCAATCGGGACAGCCACGATGTAGATTACGTTTAAATTTAACTTCGGGTCCGTTGATTACACTAAAGAAATCATTGTATATGTCAGCTTTGTATTTGTTGGG